CTGAAGACTGTTACGGAATTACGATCACCACGGAGGTATATAATCTCTATCGGTCTTTCATGCTGATTAACGATGGACGGCCTGACGTGGACCGGGGAAGGATCTTCATTTCAAAGGCAGTTATTATCTTGTGCCGCACTCCAAAATGCCGTGACGCGGATCATCTCCAGAACCTGGTGTATGATAAAGACCACGGTTTCAGTGATGAGATCGAAGAGATCATCAGAGCGGTCAAAGAGGAAAACTTCCCGATCCCGGATTACGCCTTCGACGTTCACACCAAGAAAGGCCGTTACCTGGGCAAGACGAAGAAGGCCTTTTTCCTGGAGGAGTATGAGGCTTTGAGTCCCCGGGTGAAGGGGTTGTTTGATGATCTGGTGGATCCGGTGCATTAAGAGGGGAAGATGGAACCTTCTTCCTGTAGTCAAGGAAATCAACCGGGATCAATTCATTGTATATTTCTTTTTGTAATCATTAGCTAAGAGCTCCCAAGAAAAACAGGTAAGGTGTCCCGTATCTCTTAAATTAAGTTTCAAAATTGGATAATTACTAGAAATTACCTAGAAATGGAACCGATTCCACCAAATAAAAAATAATGTGTAAATCGTACATTTGTTAATTAACCAAGGTTGTTACAAATTTAATAAAATACTTGACTTGGAAACGGACCGTTGTTATTATAGGCCCATGATTCGCTATGAACTCCCTCATAATTGGATTCTTTATGATAGGGTAACGACTATTGACGCGCTTGTCCAAGCTAAGGCCTCTATAATCTCTCTTACCAATATTCCGTTTCAAAAACAATGGGCACAACAACTCCAAATTGTACAGTTGAAGCGTGAAGTAGCTGGCACATCGCGAATTGAAGGCGCTGATTTCACCGAAGGTGAATTAGATGCGGCCATGAATGAAAGCATCGAACAGTTGCACACACGATCTCAACGACAAGCAATAGCAACAGTAAAAGCATACAAATGGATAGCGGCATTAGACAATGATCGGCCTGTCACAGAGGATTTAATATCAAATATTCATAGAATTATCATAACCGATGCGGATGACGATCATTGCCCCCCTGGAGTTTTAAGGAAGAAGGACCAAAACGTTATTTTTGGAGTGCCTCAGCATCGAGGCTGCGAAGGAGGAGCCCCATGCCAGGATGCATTCACCCGGTTATGTCAGGCCATCAACCAAGATTTTCGTGACCATGATCCCTTAATACAAGCTCTTGCAGCACATTATCATTTTGCTGCCATGCATCCATTTCTTGACGGTAACGGAAGAACGGCAAGGGCCTTAGAAGCTCTTATGCTTCAAAAAATAGGTCTACGGGATTCTCTTTTTATAGCTATGTCAAATTATTATTATGAGGAAAAAAACTCATACCTAGCCACACTCGCCAGCGTAAGGGCTAATAATCATGATTTGACACCTTTTATACTATTCGGGTTAAAGGGAGTAGCGATTCAATGCCAACGATTGTTTGAAGAGATAAAGAAAAACATATCCAAGGCATTATTCAAAGATGTTATGTATAATTTATTTATTAGACTTCAATCAAGCAGAAAGCGTGTTATTGCTGAAAGACAAGTTGAAATTCTGAAAGTTTTGCTAGAGAGTCCGCAAATTTTAGATACCTTACATAAAAGAGTACGACATCTATATCAGAGTTTAAAAAATCCAAGAAAAGCTTTTGTCAGGGATTTAAGTAGTTTAATGGGTCTGAGGGCAATTAGTGTTAAAGAAGATCAAGAAGTGTATACTTTTTCTGTACGGTTGGAATGGGCTACTGAAATTACAGAGTCAGAGTTCTTCCGGCACTCTAAAGAGTTACCAAAGGCCAAATCACACAGTTTCCTTTAATAATTGAGGTATCCGACCTGAAATTTTCTCTAACGTCCACATATGATCTGCAATACCCGCTTCTATCGTTGGTGTTACTCTCTTTCTATTCGTAATTCTCAATTCTAACAACTGTCCACCACTGAACAGTTGTAGGTGAAAGTGAGAAGAATATTTCTCACCCGTCACTCCTATTCGTAATACTTAATCGGAATTTTCATGAGCTTCATATTTGAGGCATGTTTGCCTCGGCCTTCTTCATATCGGGGAAGGATTTTTTGTTGTCGTGTTTGACCTTTTTTCACACTCTCCCCAAACCCCTGTCAAGAAAAATCTCACCCCTATTTCACCCCCATTTGACCCTTATATGACCCTTATATCGGCTGCACCCCCCTTTTTGCCAAAAACCCCATGATATGGTGGCTTCACTCAGAAACCACTGCATCGCGGGGGGACACATGGCCGGAATCACCTTGGCGCAGGCACAGGCCCAGCTTGAAACATGGCTGGCCGCTAGTACCGCCGTCGCATCAGGCAAAACTTTCAGGACGGAGAACGAGACCCTGACCCGCGAGGATTCAGCTCAAATCCTGAAAATGGTCGAGTTCTGGAACGGCATGGTGAAGTCTCTTTCCGGATCGACGCGCAGACCAGTCATCAATCTTGGCGTTCGTGAGAGGTGCTACTGATGAACGCCGCGCAGTCAGAGATATTTGCCAAGGCCATAAACACTGTCGCCCTATCCTTGAACAAACCCCTCCTGTACGGGCCGAACAACAAGCCGATCCTCCCAACGTCCGCGTATGGCATCAGCCGGACGGCATCAAAACGGGCGGGGTCCATGAAGACGTGGATTCCCAAACGCCTGCTCTCCCAAAGCCAGGAGGCCATGGAACGGGAGCGGATCGTCGAGCGATCCATTGACCTGACAAATAACGACCCCCATGCGGCGGGGGTGGTTGACAGCTTCGCTACAACCGTCATCGGGCCGGGGCTTGTCCCCCACCCCATCCTGGACCCGGACATTCTGCAAATCAGCAGTGAGGAAACCAGGAGAATCCAACTACAGCAGAGGAATGTTTTTCTTAACTGGTCCCCTCACGCTGACGCAGGACAGAGAATGAGTATCGGGGAGATCCAGTTTCTCATTATGCGAAGCATGATCACCTTTGGGGAATATGTCACCCTGGTACACATGATCGATGAGCCCACCCGCCCGTACTACCTGGCATGTCAGGTAATCAATCCGCTCAGGCTGAAGACCCCCGCCGATCTGCTGAACAATCCCGGGATCCGGGACGGGGTGGAGCTTGGAAAATACGGGGAGCCGGTGGCCTACTGGATCAAGAAGACAGAGCCTCGCCGGTTTGGCGGCGTCCTTCCTGATACCTCGCAACACTTTCTCAGGATACCGGCGAAGGCCGGGCATCGGTGGAAGGTCATTCATGATTTTATAGTCACCGAACCGGAGCAGGTCCGGGGCATCCCGTACTTCGCCCCGGCCATGAAGTTCTTTCGGGACCTGAACGACTACCTGGACGCGGAGCTTGTGAGCAATATCGTCACCGCGGCCTTCTCTCTTTTTATTGAATCGGGCGTGACGGACCCCTGGAATATGGGAGCCAACTTTGCAACCTTCTCAGAGCAGAGAAGGGGGTCGGACGGAACGGATCAGACAGTCCGGTATCAGGAGATGGTCCCCGGGCAGATCATGTATGGGAATCCCGGGGAGAAGCCCTATCCCATTGCCGGGCAACGACCGGGGGGAACCTTTGAACCGTTCACCAAGGTCATCAAGAAGGCCATTTCTCTGGCCTTGAACATGCCCTATCCGGTTCTCTTTAAGGACGTGGAAGGGACCAACTTCGCCGGGTTCCGGTCCGCCATGCTGGACGCCTGGCGGGTGTTCACTCATCGGAGGATCTGGCTCGGTCAAGGCTTCTGCCAGAAGATGTACACCATGCTCATGGAAGAGGCGTGGCTTCGGGGGGACCTGGAGATTGAGGACTTTTACCCTAGGATGTGGGCGTTCACGAACGCCGAGTGGCGGGGATCCCCCAAGGGAGACATTGAGCCCATCAAAGCGGTCAAGGCCGATATCCTGGCGATACAGCACGGACTGAAGACCCGGTCGGAGGCAATCGCGGAGCGAGGCGGAGATATCCGGTCCACCTTTGACCAGCTTCAGGAGGAAGAAGAGATGGCCCAGGCCCGGGGTCTGTCTTTCGGCGGCCTGAACGTATCCGAGCCGGACCCGGAAGACGGCGGGACCGGCGGCCAGGAAGAAGGGGGAGAGAATGAAGTTGACTGACTTTAATAACGGCCAGACATGGAGCATCCTTCCTGATGTTCTGGAAGGCATGATTCAGCGATATCGCTCCGCGTCTGATATCGATACCCTCTCTGTAGATGTGAAATCTCTCCTGGGCAAATCTGAGGCACAGGGAGGCACACCCTATGATGTCACGGACGGGGGAGTGGCAATTATCCCCGTTGTCGGCCCGATTATGAGAGACGAAAGTATCTGGTCGCTTCTCTTCTCGGAGACCTCCATTGAGGCCCTGATACGTAACCTCACAATCGCCGAGGAAGACCCGAACGTGAAGGCCGCGGTCCTGATGACCGACTCTCCTGGGGGGACCGTGTCCGGTGTCGATACCGCGGCTGACTTCGTACACAACTTTTCCAAGCCGATCGTCGCGTTCGGAGGGGGAATGCTCACAAGCGCGGCTTACTGGATCGGTAGCGCCGCTCGATCCGTCATTGTGGAGAAGACTTCTCAGGTGGGGGGTATCGGCGTCCTGATGGTCCATGAGGACTACTCGGAACGGGACCGGATGGAGGGCCTGAAGCGGACGTTCCTGTCCGCTGGGAAGTATAAGACCCTGGGGAACGACGCGGAGCCGCTTTCAAGCGACGCACGGGCAATCTTCGAGGGTCGTCTGGGCTATTATTACACCCTCTTTGTGGACGCGGTTGCCCGGAACCGGAAAGAGAACCCCGGAACAGTTATTGAGAAAATGGCCGAAGGACGGGTGTTCATCGGATCCCAGGCGGTTGAGGCCGGGCTTGCCGATGCCACCGGGACCCTTCAGACGGCCATTGATACGGCCCTGTCCCTAGCAGGATTGGCAGGAGAGAAGGGCCGAGAATACACAGCATCACAACACAGGGGGGAGGCCCCCGGAAAGGAGCTTGTCATGAGTGACAAACAGGAACAGGTCACCTCTATCAATACGGTAGAGCAGCTTGCGGCGGCGTATCCGGCCCTCGCAGATGCGCTCCGACGTGAGGGGGCAAAAGCGATCAATCAAGAACAGATCAAGGCGGAGGCTTTGGCCTCGGAGCGGGAACGAATCCTCGGACTCGTTGCCATACAGTTCGGAGAAGAGGCGGAGACGAAACTCCGCGCCGTCGTGGATCAGGGTATCACCCCCGATGCGTTCAAGGCGGTCATGGAGGCCATGGGGACCCAGGGACAGCCCTCGGGCGAGGTCAGGGGCAAGGCCGAGATCCTGGCCGCCCTGAAGGGTTCGGGCGCGGAGAATCCCGGAGCCGGGAACCCTCCCGGAACGGAAAGCGGGAAGGACTTCATGGCCCTTGTTGAGGAATTTGCCCAGGCCCGGGGTGTGACAAAGACGGTTGCGATGCAAGCCGTCATGAAAGCGCACCCGGAAGCTCACCGGGAATACATCAAGAAGTTTAACGCCTGATCAGGCGGAAAGGCCAAAGGAGGTAAACAAATTATGTGGAATGAAGGAATCAAGACTTTCACTGCGGGGGAGGATCTGGAGGCCCGGAGGCGGGTCAAGATCAAAGCCCTTACGACTTCAACCCCCCCGGAAGTGGAATACGCCGATGCCGGGGAAGACTGGATCGGCGTGACGGAATACGCGGTGCTTGAAGGCGAGCAGATTGCCGTCAAGCTGAACAATGCCCCCGGAACCTTCGAGATCGAATGCGTTGTTGACTCGGAGATCGCGCGGGGGACCGTCCTGTACGGCGCGGCTGACGGGAAGGTGTCCGATGCGTCCAGCGGGACCGCCCAGGGCATTGCCATGGAAACCGGGGTCGATGACGCGATTATCGAAGTCGCTGTCTGGAATGTCAAATCGACAACCGCCGCGACGGTCTCCGTCCTGGATTCAGACGAATTTACCGATGCGGCAACGGTCGAAGCGGCCCTGGCTGAGATCTATCAGAACCTCGTCAGCGCACAGGCCACCATCCCGGTCCCCCTGGGTGCAATCACCGAAGAAGACGGGACGGCCCTTACCAAACAGGCAACCACCGTTGCCGGGTTCGAGCAGCTTTCCGATAAGGAAACGGTGATAACAATCCCGATCGGCTGCACGGAGGGTGAATCCCTCGGGTTCTCGGTCCCCGTTCCCCAGGACCTTGATGACAGCGCGGATGTCGTTGTCCATGTCCTGGCCGGGAAGAGCGGTGCTCTCGATGAGCTGACCCTGGATTGCGAGGTCTATCCCTGCGCCGTGGGCGATACAGGTAATGCCGACATTCAGGACACGGCTGCTCAGGCGATAACCCAAACCGCAAGTGAGTTGACGTTCACCTGCGGGGCTGACGGCGTGCTGGCCGCTCCGGGGACCCTCAGCGTGGTGCTCGCCCTTGGCGGAGAAAACGACGGGGACGCCGTTTACATTTACGGGGTGTGGATCGAATACACCCGGAAACTGCTGACGGCGTAACGAGCCGTATCAAATCAAGAGGAGGTAACAGAAGATGAGAACTGCAACTGACGCCGCGATATACCGCCCTGACCTGGGGGTCGCGGTCATGGAATATCTGGAAGGGGATACCATGGGGTTCATTGGCCTGGAGGTCATGCCCGTTTTTCAGACCTCAAAACAGTCCGCAACGTACCCCGTAATCCCCAAGGAAGCCCTGCTGAATGCTCCTGATGTGTCCCGAGCACCGCGAGGTAAGTACAACCGGGGTGATTGGGAGTACGAACGGGGGAAGTTTTCCACGTCTGAAAAGGGGTGGGAAGAGCCGATTGATGACTCGGAACGGAACCTGTTCGATGGGGAGGCCCCCGGCATGGCTGACTTCGTCGCCACCAAGCGGGCGATGAATCACATCCTGCGCGGCCAGGAAAAGAGGATAGCTGACAAGATTTTTAACGCTTCCACGTTCACCGCGCATGCTGTTTCGACGGAGTGGAATACGGCGTCCACCGCAACCCCGATCTCCGACGTGAACGACGGGCGAAGCGCGTTCCGTACTCAGTGCGGCATGCTCCCCGACGCCCTGATCATCTCGTACACCACGTACCAGGACTTGAAGGAGTGTGACCAGATCGTCAACCGCCTGAAGTACACCTTCCCCGGGATCGACATCAATCGAATGACCAGCGAGCAACTGGCCGCTGTCTTTGATGTCCCCCGCGTCCTGATCGGCGGGAGCGTTTACAATTCCGCCAAGAAAAAGAAGGCCGCCACCATCGCGGACTTCTGGGACAAGGAGTACGCGGCCCTGGTGAAGATCGGCGAAGGGATGGACCTCACGCAGCCCTGCATCGGGCGGACGTTCCTCTGGACCGAAGACAGCCGGGAAAACGCCATCGTCGAGGAGTACCGCGAAGAGAACATCAGAAGCGACGTGTTCAGGGTTCGCCACAACGTCGATGAAGCGTATATGCGTTCCTACGACGATTCGGGGACCGTTGTGAGCGACATCGCCGCGGCGTGTATGTACCTCTTCAGCAACATCCACACGTAAGAGGGGAGCGATGTCCGATGTTTTCGCTATAGCTCTCCGTGCAATGCTTGACGGCCTTCATGGACACTCAGACAGTGTTCAGGAGGCCGTCTATACGCCACAGGGAGGGTATCCGATAACTCTGAAGTGTTTCTACGACGCGAACACGGTCATGCAGCCCTCGGCCTATTCGACTGAGGTGTATGCCCTGGGGAGAACGGTGAAGGTGCTCCGGGAAGACCTTGGCGAGGGAGTGGATCCACAACGGGGAGACTCGGTGACGGTGAACGGGCAGACATACACCGTTCAAGAGTCGGCGTCAGAGAACAACGATCGAACGGTAAGGATGGTGATTAAGTGAAAGTTGATCTCCAAGTCAATCAACATGAGCTTAACCGGGCGTGTCTTCTTCTTTCGACGGTGAAAGGGGGAGCGGCGAAGGTGACGGCCAGGGCAATTAACCGGACCCTGACCGGGGTAAAAACGGACGCTTCTTCTGAAATCAGGTCTGTTGTGACTGCTACAAAAAAGTATGTGGACAGGACCTTCAAGATTCAAAAGGCTTCAAATGCGAGGTTGCAAGGGGCGATCAGCAGTACCGGTTCGCCTCTGCCCCTGGTTTCCTTCTCTACCAGACAGACCAAAAAGGGGGCATCCGTTCAGGTCAGAAAAGATCGGCCCCGGAAAGTGATTCCCCATTCCTTTCACGCTATCATGAAGAGCGGTCACAAGGGAGTTTTCTGGAGGGAGAAGGTGGGAGGCAGGATGGTTGGGCGGCTTCCGATACGTGAGCTTTACGGACCTCGGGTCCCCGACATCTTTTCAAACGAGCCGGTTATGAAAGTGGTCATTGCGAAGGCGAACGAGAGAATGACCAAAAACCTAGCCCATGAGATCGATTACGAACTACTAAGGCCGAAGACATGAGCGAGGTTGTAGGAAGCGTTACCGGTCAAATCGCAACAAGCCTGTCGGCAGAGGTTGAAACGAACGCGACGATCCGGGAGCTGATCATACGTCAGATCATGGCCCGACTGAAAACGATCCGGACAGCCGCCGGGTACAACACGGACATCGGATCAAACGTCCAGCGGGTACGCCGATCGCTCGATCCGAACGAACTCCCGGGTTGTGTCCTCTGGCCGCTTCCCGAAGTGGCTGAACAGTTATACGGAAAAGCGAGATGTTCCATGCCGGTCAAGGTCACGGCCTTTGCCGAGTTCGGCTCCGCGAATCCGTCCGTGGTCTCAGAGAAGATCCTGGGGGACCTCATTAAGTGCTTGGCTTCTCCGTCCTGGATCCGGGACCCGGAGTATATGTCAGACCTCGCGTATAACGGTGGCGGGTCTGATGAGTACCCGGATGAAGGGGAAACCGTCGTCGGGGCGCATGCAGATTTTACCGTTGTTTACGAGACGGAAAACGGCGACCCGTACAGCCAATAAAAAGACAACAGAGGAGGTAACAAGCAATGCCTACTGCGAAAAATGCAAAGTTACAGATTGAGGGTGGGAGGACGTACAAAGCCTTCGCCGCCATGTCTGACTCCGGTGACAATACCGTCTTCACGATATCGGGGGGAACTGTCTTTTCCGGGAAATCGGGGTGTGAGCCGGTTGTCAGGCCGGACGGGATCGCGACCGGGAGGGACGTTCTTTCGCCCCATGCAGATGTCGATAAGGTGACCATAGCGGCCTTTACTTGCTACCTGGCCGGGGTCCTGAAGGAGATATCCGCAACCACGGCGTCGATCGTCAGACCGTCTTCAGATGTGGCTCATGTCACTTCGATCACCGTAGACGATACCGGCTCTATTGCCGTGGTGGAGGGAACGGACGGAACCGGCGCGACCTTCTCAGAGGAGAGGGGCGCGAACGGGGGGCCTCCCTATATCCCGGTGGGAAGTATCGAGATCGGGCAGGTTCGCACGACCGCGGCGGCTTCCGCCGCAATCGCGGCGTCCGAAATCTTCCAGACAGTCGGCCAGCATGTCGAGCGGAGCGACTATCCGGTTTTCACGGTGAGCAATCTGGGGGACGGACTGACCGCTTCCGTGTCGGCCAAGAAGAATGCCTATGTCGAATTTGCTTCCGCGCTCCCTGAATCACATACCGCTGATGCCGTGAAGGGCGTCTATATCCAGTATAACGCTCCCACGTTCCAGACCCTGGGGAAGG